GACGAGTTACTTGACCTCTCCGACCACGGCTGGCGCATCACGAAATATAAAGACCATACCACCGTGGGAAAAGCGTATGCCACACATGACCTCGGGAAAGCTGGTGATAACGCGGTTAAGGATGCCCTCGCCTCATACCAAGATAACGTTGTCATCAACCACACTCACCGTATGCAATTCAGGGTGGAAGGTAACGCCAAAGGGGTTCCGCATGTCGGAGCATCGTTTGGTTGGCTTGGTGACGTTACGAAAGTCGATTATATGTACCGCGTGCGTGCCAATCGGGATTGGGCATTAGGCTTTGGTGTCGGCCTGCTACGAGAGAACGGCATTATTTACCTAACACCAGTGCCTATTGTGCAGTACACCTGTGCGATTGGACTGGAACTATATGAGGTCTAAGCGGTGCCGGCCTTATTCCTGTTAAGTGGTGGGTGCTAGCTGGCCCACTCGCGGATAGGACACTGTACCGGCACCTTTGGTAGATTCAACTCCCGCGATTGAAAGTCGCGGTCAACTGTTACCATCACAGCAAGGATATTATAACACAATGGACAAATATCTACGCGGTGCGATTGAAGAACTGCTACGCCAATCTTACAAGTGTTCATCCGATAACTTCGGATTCATCCAGGGCCTTCCCATGAAGCAAGTTGCCATGCTCCATAAGCAGTTCGATAAATACCTACGGAAGCATGGCAAGAGACCTGTCAGGCCAGAAGTCGCTGCCTAACAATCATCGTCACCGTAAAGATACTGCGGCTTACGCATCGCTTTCCCGCGTCTATCGAACGCGACATAGAGAAGCGTAATCGTCAGATGGCTAGCAAGGCGCATCGTATGTTCCCATGCGTCGCCAAATGGCGAGTCAGCGATGAACTGCTTTGCAGTTTCCTGTCGCGGTGCAAGACGATCCACAGTATCCATCATAACCCCTCCTGGCTAGACGGTGAAATTACCTGAGATCAGCTTCCACTATCGGCTTCTCATTCGCTTCGGAAACGAACATTGCTGTCGCCAGTACCGCTAAGAGTATACACACAGCCATCAGGACGCACAGGGCCACTTCACGAACGGTTATCTCTGTCATGGTTGCACCCCCATGATTCTTCCCGCATTCGTTTCTAACGCCTTCTGGACTGGTGCTAAGTTCAGCCTAGTGTAGATCCCTGTGTTCGCCAGGGTAGTATGATTCAAGACACCCTTGCTAATCAAGGCGATATTTTCCCCATGGATAGCCAGCCAAGACGCACAGGTACGTCTGAGGTCGTGGATTGTCACATCAGGCAGGCCAGCGGCACGGCGTATGCTTGTCCATCGGAGATGGGCTGCGCTCTTACTCCAGTGGCCTCGTTTGCTCGCAAAGACGTACTCATTATGATGAGTCAGTGCCTTGATGCGTTCTAACAAGGGGGTTGGGATGGGCACGGCATGTTTAATCCTGGTTTTGGTACGGTCCTTATGCCAAACGCCTCGAAAGAAATCAATGTCAGTCCATTGAATCGTGAGCCCTTCCATCTTCCGACAGCCCACCAGGAGGCAGAGGAGGAAATAGCACTGCCAATCCTCTGGCTCGGTACTGAGTACCTTAATGAGCAGGGGCATTTCCTCGGGCTGCACAAATCTGTCCCGTTCGTTCTTGGGATACTTTTTCACATTTCGGCACGGGTTGTCCCCTTCGTACATCTTCCAGTCTCTCGCCTTATCAAACATGGTGCGGAGAATGGACAGGCACTTATTGGCCTGGGACTTCGAGTGCTTCCCGATATTGTGATACCACTTCTCCACTATCAGGGGCGTCACGGCCTCGAGTGAATAGGGCTTGAGTGGGCCAAAGTATTTCGCAATGACCCATTCAAACTCTCGGCGTACCGAGAGATTGGCGACGTGACACTCCTTAAACTCCTGCATTAAAGCGTCCATGATACCTCCGACAAGGTGTTAAATAATCGGACGCGCCGGCCAGCGCCCCCTAGTATGGGGGCCTTGTACCCTAGGGCCTTCCCTAGTTGTAATAGAGTCAACTACGTACATGCTCTACGTATTCTCCCTGTCCTTCTTTTTCTGTCGCAATTCTTCGACAAGCCGCGCCAGTTCGTCTCTTACTGAGCAGCAATGCTCTAACAGGAGCTTCTGAGCGTGCATCCCCTTCCTGAGTTTGTTGCACCGATCTTGAACCAGCCGCAACTTGGCTCTGAGTGCCAATAAAACCCGCGCCGCCTTTCCCATGATGCCGGCCTTTCACATCATGCCCCAGATTTATTTCACGTACGCCCATACTGTCCCTGCACTGTTCAGAAGCAAGTTATGCACCCTGACCGCAGTAGCGAAAAAGAAATAGCAGCAATAAACTGTAGAAGATTGCTGCTGCACCGTACGCCCACCATCTCATTGCTATTTCGCTGTCAGACTTTGGCTGTTGATCGCCTCAATAATTCTGTCAGCCTTATCGCCAAACACTGAGGCGAGTACAAGGTTGCCGTCAGCGTCTACGACTTCAAAGACTGGCGTGTTGTCCCAGGCGTTACCGATTTCACGCTTTCTCCATGGCGCTGGATATTGCATCTGAGCTACCTCCTTTTTCTGGCTTAGGCCGGCACATCGTACAACCGCAGCAATATGCACAATGACCATTTGGCTGAAATGCCATATCGCAGTTGTTGCAAGTGTAGATGCTGAAGTCTTGGTCTACCATCGCAGCCCCCATTTCTGAACGGTGCAACTCAATCCAACTTTCCCCATTCTTCACATTCCCCTTACCGCTCTGGCTGTTTCGACCCACTTTCTTCTCCATTTTATACGGTATACAATGGGACGTTTTCACAACAACCACGAACTGTCCTCCGTACTGTTCACCTTTCCAAGGCCCCAAAGACCCTATTCAGACCGCTGCATCCAAGCGGCGGCGGGACCGTTCATGAATAGGGTGCGATTGTTCCATTTCTAGTAGCGGTATAAATCTAATGAGAGCCTCTTTAATCATGCGGCTCTCACTCCACATGGCATCCTGCTTGCGGATAGAAGCCATACGGCGCTTCAGATCCTTCGGCACATACCCAAAGACTTCAGCCGAGTGTTTGCTAATCATTCCCACCATCACCTCCTTCCTGGCCTTGTAAGACAAAGTGTAAGACTAGAGTAGTACCGATACTAGTACCCTGTCAAGTGTGGGATTTACGTAACGGTCACTTTTATACAGACAAAGGACTTGACAAGGGTTCTCCCTTGGTGGTACTAGTACTACTCAAGTACTAAGGAGGAACCCTGATGCCAAAGCCACTGAAGCCCACCTCAATCAAGTTCACCGAACCACAAAAGCGATTCCTCAAGCATACGGCCAAAGCACAGGGCCATTGCAAAATCAGCGTCACCATTAAGCGACTCATAGACCGTGAGATGAACCAAAACTCCGCAGCCTAAGGAGGTGTCCAATGTCGGACTTCCAACTAGGTATTTTACTCGGTGGTCCCGTCTGGTTCGCTGGTCTCGCATTCTTTAGCTACATCATGTTCACCGGCATGGTGAGAAGGGGGAAGCCATGAAGCGAATCATTGGCCTCCTCATGTTCATCCTGCCGCTGATTGCCCTGACTGGCTACATCACAATCGAGGTGTTGGGATGGCATGGGTTAGCCATGGATCTGACTGCGATTGGCGTTGGCTTCTACATATTTGTGTCGATGATTCTGACTATGGAGGACTTTTTATGACCGATTACGCCACCGATAAGCGTACTCAGTGGGTGAAGGAGGCTCAGGAAATCTCCTGGGTGGAAGTGATTGAGGCGAAGGACTTTGTGATGATTCTGATTCTGCTCAATTTGATCTTGGCGATTCTGATACTGGCATGAGACACGGCACGGAAGGCGTGGGAGGAGGCGGGGCTACTCTACCGCGACTCGCCCCTACTAGTGGGGAACAGCCTAGAGCCGTAACCAGTCGGCACCGTGTCGCCTTTGAGGGTTGGCCGTACATATCCCTTGAAACGGCCTCGCTGTCCGACAGCAGCGATCAGGAGAGGTCACGGCTTCTTAGTGTTACCTCACCCGGGATGCTAGGGAGCCGTACCTTCTAGGGAGGAATTATGGCTACGCTCATTACAGTAGGAATACTTATAGCCTTGGTTGGTTTCGGGTTTCTCTTGGGATTCATTTATGCGTGCAAGGTATGCCCCTGATTATGAGTGAGAAGCCTGTTACGGACCGCAAGTATCGTCAAGCCAGACGGCGTAGTGCTCGCAAGAATGCCATGAATAAGTTAGCCAGAAACGTGTGGAAGAAGTTGGAGGTCAAGAAGCCATGAAAGACTACGAAATGCATTATGTAGACGGCAAGCTGCTGATTCATACCTACAAACAAATCACCTGTCGCAAGTGTCGGTCTGGGCATTACTTCTTTGAGAATTACCACGGTCAAACGGTCTGCGTAGCCTGTAGGGGCGAAGAGGAAGGGAGGAGGAAACGTGAGCGGATTAGCTAAGGCGAGATTGCTAGTCATTCTATTACTCCTCGGCTGGTTATTCTCAGTTCTCTACGCCTTGCTCTACATGGGGGTGCGCTGATGCCAAACGGTAGCAGATGGACGGATCACTGCCTGTCACAGTTCCGACGCTATTCGACCACCATACGGGCTGAGTTATTCGCTGAAGCTCGCCGGCCAGTGGAGTCGTTGAGCGAGGCCCATGTGGACTGGTTACGGGAACAGATGGTGATACAGAACAGGCTTCGATACGAGATTAAGTCACATCATGCGGAAGGGAGCTTCAATGTCGAGGCCGACTGATGGCTATAAGATTGACGGTGAGCGGGTGCCGGGAGTGACGACAGTAATTAGCCGCTTCAAGCCCAGCGGTGGTCTCATCCACTGGGCATGGTGTCAGGGCCGTGATGGGAAGGACTATCGGGAAACCCGTGATGCTGCGGCTGATGCTGGCACCATCGCGCATGACATGGTGGAGGCAGATATTTATGGGGCAACGTTCGATACGAGCAAATACGAGCCAGACATCATTCTCAAAGCCGCAGGCGCATTCAAAGCCTACAAAGAGTGGCGGGAGCAAACACAGCTTGAAGTCGCCGAAGCGGAAATCAGCCTCCTCTCCACAGTGCATCGTTTTGGTGGGACACTTGACGCTCTCTTCATACGAGGCAATCTTGCGCTCGGGGATTGGAAAACAAGTAATTCCGTCTATGCCGATTATCTCATTCAGCTTGGTGCCTACGCTATCCTTTGGGAGGAGAACTATCCAACTCGACCGATCACTGGTGGGTTCCATCTCCTGCGATTTAGCAAACAAGAGTGTCAAGATGATCCTGTCTCCTTCTCCCATCACTACTGGTCAAACCTCGACCTAGCTAAAGAACAGTTCCTGCTTTACCGCCGTGCTTACGACATTGATAAACGATTAAGCAAACTCGTCTAAGGAGGACGCATGACCACAGCCGTAGCGACGACCAATAATCAAGTGCAGGTGCCAGCCGATCTACAGGAGAAGGCGTTATTAGGTGGGGATCTCTCGAAGCTCTCATCCAGTGAACGCCTCTCATTCTATAACTCAGTCTGTACCAGCCTTGGCTTGAATCCTTTAACGCGCCCTTTCGAGTATATCCAACTTAACGGCAAGCTCACGTTGTATGCGAGGAAGGATTGCACTGAGCAGTTACGCAGCAATCGCCATATCAGTATTGAGATTGCCTCAAGGGAAATCGTTGATGGTGTCTATGTGGTCAGGGCTAAGGCTACGCAAACGGCGGTCAGTCAGCTGCAACAGTACAGTGTTCCACGTACTGACGAATCCCTTGGAGCCGTTGCCATTACTGGATTGAACGGTGAAGCCAAAGCCAATGCCATGATGAAGGCTGAGACGAAGGCGAAACGTAGAGTCACGCTCTCTATCTGCGGCTTAGGCATGTTGGATGAGACGGAGATTGAAACCATACCGGGAGCGAAGGTCGTTGCTGACCATCTGCCTGGTTCAGCAAAGAATCCGATCTACGATCCCACACAATCACTTAATGCTCCCATAGCAAAGCCAGAGAACGGACCTGTAACGCAGCTGCCTCCTGCTGCCGTTGCCCCTCCACAAGCACAGGATAGCTCTGGCCCCTATATCGTCAAGATTGGCCGGCAGAAGAATATGCCGGTGACGCAGCTCTCCGATGAGAACTTATCCTGGGTGCTCGGTTATTACCTCGACAAAATCAGAGACATGCCAAACAGCAAGTTCATGGACGAATGGGAAACAGCAGTGATGGCCCTGCAGGAAGAGAAGGATAAGCGCACCGATTTCAACCGGGAGGCTGAAGATGCGATGCCCCAAATGTAGTGGCTTAATTGTCCTGAATCACGATGAATGGCTGTGCCTGAACTGCTCGTATCGGCCGGCGAATGATATACGGCCGGTCTTTCGTGAGCGGCTTCGCTGTTACTATTGCAATAAGCAACCGCCCGACCTTGAGCGTAGCAACCTCGCCTGTGGTCCCTGTCTCACGAAGCAAGCCAACTACAAGCGCAAGAAATTGGTGGGGGTAAGTGATGACGTTTAAGCTACTTGGGAACCTACCGAGTGGAAAGAATCGAATCATAGTGACGCGAACAGGAAAGCGTTTCCCTGACCCTAAGAGCAGGTTCCCTGGTTGGCGAGACGATGCCATGAAGCAATTAGCCGCACAGATGAGTGTCATTGATAAGCCGTACAAGAATTACCCATTCACCCATAAATGCAAGCTAGTCGTGGATTACACCCCAGCTGATGCCAGAGTGCGCGATGTAGACGGCATGTTGAGTGCGTTATGTCATGTCCTGGCCAAGGCCGGAATCGTCAAAGACGATGGCTTAATCCGCGATGTGGAATGGCATGAGTTCCCCATAGACCGTGAGCAGCCTATGGCGGTGGTGACGATACGGAGGCTGGCATGAGCAATGATACGCACGCATATATCGGTACAAGGCCATGCGGCTGCACCGTGGCAGTCTGCGTGGATATGGTAGATACGCCGAAAACTACAGCCAAAGGTGTGTCAGAGATGATTCGCAATGGCTACGCTGTCACACGGCATCCACTTACTGAACTGCATGACGGCACGATTAAGCTACAACACTGTGAGCATCAATGACCGCTAACGCCTTTGTCTATCTGATGATGACGCTCAATGCCTGTGCCTCCATCGCCTATGTGTGGCAGGGGGAGCCGTGGCGAGCGGTTTACTGGGCAGCGGCGTTTACGTTGAACCTCTGCGTGGTCAATCTCAAATGAGCCTCCCTAAGCCCTATTACGAAGAGAACGGCATTGTGATTTACAACGCTGATTGTCGTGAAATCCTCCCCCATTTAGCCCCAGTGGATTTGGTGCTGACTGACCCGCCGTATGGGGTGAGGGATGACCAGTCATGGGACGCCTTAGATCAATATGAATTTGCCCGTGTCTCTATGGACTGGATGAGCGGAGCTAAGGGCCTAGCCAGTTCCTTCCTTGTGTTCTCAGTATCATCTGGCCCAATGCGCCATATCTGTGAACTGCTATTCCCTAAGGTGCGTCAAATCATTTGGCATAAGCCAGAAGGCAGCCAATACACTGGAGCAAGTGAAGCAAAGCTCTGGTATGCCCACGAAACCATATTCCATTGCCATGACGGTTCAACGTGGGAAGTGGTGCTACCGAAAGCTAGGCGGCTCGCCTCCATATTAAAGGCTGCAAGGGAGACGGCTGGCCTGTCGCGTGGTGCTGTTGATATTGCCATCAGGGGCAAGCGTACTGGCCTATGCTATCGGTGGGAAGAGGCGGCATGTATTCCGACCAATGAACAGGCCGAACAGCTCAAGGCGCTGTTACGCTTAAATGGTGAGTTTAGCGAGGCTCTACAAGAGGCGTATAGCTCTAGGGATATAGTCCTAGAGAAAGCCGCAGAGAAAGCCGCAGAGAAAGCCGCAGAGAAAACTGACGTACTGTCTCACCGCACCATAACAAGCCCGCTCCATCCTTGTGAAAAGCCAGTAGGCTTGCTTTCCGATTTGCTCCTTACTGTTGGCTATGAAGCTGGCACCATCCTAGACCCCTTCATGGGTTCAGGCACTACGCTACGAGCGGCGAAGGATCTAGGCAGGAAGGCCATTGGTATAGAGATTGAGGAGAAGTATTGCGAGATAGCAGCAAAGCGGTTGGCTCAGGAAGTGTTGCCATTATAGGAGTCTGAATGCCTGCTAAATTTCTCTCCATTAAGAACTTTGAGAAGTATCAGAAGACCAAAGAGAAGGACGGTAATAGACCATGGATCAAATTATGGAAGACGATTTTGAGCGATCCTGAGTTTATGAACCTGTCCCCACATGACCGTTTTCTCTACATCGGTCTTCTACTTTTAGCCGACGACACCAACAATAAGATATACGCGGACCATACATACCTTAGACAGAGACTATACATGACACATACAGATGGCATACACGGGGAATACATTGGGCATACAAAACTTAACCTAAGTGCGCTATATCGTTCAGGACTGCTAAACACATCAAATTTAAGTAGGGTGCTCTCAGAGACAGAGGCAGAGACAGAGGAGAGACAGAGTACAGCTCACGCTGTGGTGTTAGTGGATTTTGATACGTTCTGGGAACAGTACCCGAGAAAGGTCAGTAAGCAGCAAGCGGTCAAAGCCTGGAAGTCACTCAACCCTGACCACACCCTACTGACCACGATGCTGCAAGCGCTCGAGAAGCAGAAGCGCTCTGAGCAATGGCAGAAGGACCATGGCAAGTTCATTCCCCATGCGGCTACCTGGCTCAACGGCAAACGCTGGGAGGATGAATTAACGCCTAAATACTCACCGCCTGAAGTGCGTAAGCCTGCGGTGATTGTAGACATTCAGCCGCAAATGCCGACGATTGGCAAGGATGAAGCGAGCAGTATACTCAAGCGATTAGGCATGACCAGCGTGGGGGAATTATGACTAAACGAGTTGTGATGTGGGCCGATCTAGGGGACTTGGAAATGGCGAAATGGCTGTATGACGATGCGAAGAAAGCCATAAGGAGAAAGCGATGAGTGAGATATTAACCGAAGAACAATACGAGGCGCTGATAGATGACATATTTGGAGATTACTATTCTGAAGCAACCGAAAAGTTTATTGATGCTTACCGCGCCCTGCACAGCCAGGTGGAGGAGTTGAAGCGTGAGCGGGACAAGTTCAGGGAGGAAACTAAATCGGCGTCGTTGCAATTCAGTCGATGTGACTTAATTTTCGAGCGTGTAGGTATCGTCCCTCAAGGAGATACTGAATTAGGTCTGCGTCAGTTCTTTGTGAAGTACCAAGATGTAGAGCGCCAACTGACCGCAGCCCAAGCCAGAATCACGGCGCTGGAGGCTGTCATAGCGAAGCAGCAGTTTAGCATTGAAGATTTATCAAAGGAACATACCAAGCAAGCGAACAGGGCAACGCAACTGGAAGGGGCGCTGAAGGATGTGATGGCTTTGGTAGACAGAGGCGTACTAGTCCGAAATACCCAGTCGGATAGTGATGTCATAGCCTTTATGAAGCAGAGCGTCGAGTTAGCGAAGGTCTTACAGCAAGCCCAGCACGCCCTGACGCCTGAGATGCTGAAGAATGCAGTGCGTAAGACGTTAGAGCGGGATAATCAATTAGGGCCAGATCGAGGGGTGTACCGCGAATGGTGCCGTGACCCGAAGCTGTGCGAAGGGAAGAACTACTGCCCCAAGAAACCCACCTGTGCCGATTAGCTGTCAAGTAAAATCTTTATCAACGAATACAGAAATTAACACTTGACAAACGAAAATAAACCTGTATGCACGTTCTTGAGCATCATTCTGTTCTGAGCAACTAGCGAAGAACAGCCTAGCTGAAAGCGTTATCCCTTGAGTGACAAAATATCCAAGATGACGAAAGAGCAATGGTTCAAACACTCAAGGAAAGCATTTGAGAGAGTGAATAAGGAAGGAAAGAATAGAGTTGGATGCAAGGTCAGTTCTACCAAGCAAGCTCTACGAGGACTACAACGACTGAAGGAGCTGGGATTGTGAGTGCTGCCTTATTCATCATTGCGTTCTTCATCGTTGTGGCTATTGTCCTTGATTACTACTTCAGCTAACCAATGCCAACTGAGCTAATGCCTAAAGAAGAGAAGTCCGTAACGAAGCGTATTGATGTCGCTAAGGCATTGAAACTCAGAGTGCAGGGGAACACGTATGAAGAGATAGCTATTGTGTTCGGAGTGACTAAGGGAGCGGTACACGCTGCGTTGAACAAGTTTGAATCCTTCCTCACTGATGCTGGACAGCCAGGAGTTCTACAAGCATTTCAAGACAATAGGGGGCATCTGCTGACAGCCATTGAGATGCGCTTGATGCGGTCCATGGTAGACGAAGAGGCCATTTCAAAAGCCACGCTCAACAACCGAGCGTATGCATTTCAGCAGATCCATGCAGCTCGAAGACTCGAAGAGGGCAAATCAACAGAGAATGTGAGTGTTCTGGGTAAGCTCATCCTGTCGGCAGAGGACAACCTAGGGAATACTAAGGGCAAAGCCTCTGCATCTGATCCTGAGACCAAGTAGCCCAAAGCTAGGGTTATTTGCGTCACGCATTGCATCTCATTGATAGATAAGCAAAGCCAGTGGATAGTATGCGCTACACTGTGCAAATGGGGTTGAGCTGGCTGGTGATCGGACTATGGCCAGCGGGTCCCCTTTCCCGCTCAGTATTTGGCCGGCTACGGGGGGAAATCCATTCGCTGGAGCTAGAGCAGGTCATGCGGAGAAGTTTTGCTAGCTAAAATTCTTCACTTACCTAAAAGGAGCTATATGGAAAGCACTTCAGATGAACGAGTAGTGAATAACGTTATGCGCCATCAGTACAAAGTTCTTAGCGAGATTGAGAAGGCGCAAATCGGTAAGGTGAAAGATTTAGGGCTCACATTCCATGAGTTCTGTGCTCATCTTGGAAAGTCACGCGAGTTGTCGTTAGCGGCTACGAAGATCGAAGAAGCGGTGATGTGGGCCGTGAAGCATATTTCCGGCTAAAATTTCTTCCTCACTAAAAAGGCCCTAATGTCTTGCTTCCTGTTGAGCATATTCGGTGTTGCCCTGGCAGTGTTTTTCTACGTACTCGGTGTGGCTGTTGTGAGGGAGTTGATTAAGCAGCAAGCACAGTTTGATCGGGTAGTGAAGAAATGAGCCTCTGGGACCGTCATTCCACGAAGCAATGTGACCCCTTGTCGTGCTGGTACTGCCTGCATCCTGAGCATGATTACTACTGCAATCTGTATTTTCCTGAGAATTGGCAGGCGAAGAAGCGTAAGGAACGTAGGGTGGACGTAAGCGCGAATCAGCGTCCAACGGGTGGGCTTAGCGGCTCACCCGGCCCAGAAAGCCTCACGAAGGCCCCTAATAGCCCCGTAGAGCCTTTATCTGAAGGAGAATGACCTAATGCTTATCTTCCTGGTGTTTCTGCTTATAACGGCCTGTGCGCCTCTTCACTGTGCCGATGGCTTACCGCCGCATGTACGGGAAGAGTTGGGCTGCCCACCCCAAATGCCCGTACAGCCCTTCCGCTGCTTTGATGCCTTCGGCAAGGAAGTGCCCTGTATTGAAGAAATGGACTGCCATGAGGAGCCGAAGGGGAAGGAGTTGTGAAGGTACGGCATAAGGTCAGTGGGAAGGTGGCTGAGGTGCTTGAGGAGTCCCCGCGTTTCTTTCTGATTCATTGGGGCGAGGAGATGCCGTTGCTGTATACCGATGCATGGCTCAAGGCTGATTGCGTGATTCACCCCACCGAGACCTGGCGTGATGTGACGGGGGAATGTGAGGTACAGCCTAACGGAGAAATTTGGCACAAGCACAAGAATGGGTGCGTAACTAACGCAACGTATTATTCCGTGTTCTCAGACCCGGCTGGCTACCGCCTCCGCAAGGTGCAGGTGATGCAACCAGAAGGTGCTGTGGTGAAGGCTGATGGAATGTTCGGCACGCAATGTCTCGTTACAGACGCCTTCATCGTGGAGAAGCGTGAGCCATGAGCGAAACGTACAAAACGTACATAATAGCCGAAATCGGGATTAATCATAACGGGTCGTTAGATTTAGCCAAGAGGTTAATAGATGCCGCGAAAGAAGCGGGGTGTGATGCCGTCAAGTTCCAGAAGCGGACGATTGAAGCGGTCTACACGAAAGAGGAGCTTGAGAAGCCGCGAAGTTCCCCTTTTGGGACCACAAACGGTGACCTCAAGCGAGCTTTGGAATTTGATCGTGGACACTATGAGACCCTATTCGCGTATTCCAAAGAAGCCGGTCTTGATTGCTCGGCTAGCTGCTGGGACGAAGATAGTGTACGGCTAATCGCCTCCTTCAATCCCCCCTGGCTCAAAATCCCCTCCGCATTGATTACCAACAGGCCGTTATTGGAGGCGTATGCCAAAACTGGCATAAAACTGTATCTCTCTACTGGCATGTCTACGGCCGAGGAGGTGTCTGATGCGATGCTCTACCTTGACGCGAAAGGCTGTGATGTATTCCCCCTTGCCTGTACGAGTACATACCCGTGTGCTCCCAGCGAACTCAACTTGCTCTATGTGCGAACTCTCATCGGTCTATACGGACGGGCGGGGTTTTCTAGTCATTGTGTATCGCCTTGGCCAGTCCTCGGTGCGGTTGCGCTTGGGGCCACAGTTGTCGAAGCCCACCTTACGCTTGATCGCACATCGTTTGGATCGGATCAGGCAGCAAGCCTTGAACCTAAAGCATTTGCCAAGATGGTGGAAGAAATCAGAACGCTCGAAACGGCGTTAGGCACAGGGGAGAAGGTGGTCTATCCCAGTGAAATTCCGGTGAGGGAGAAGCTGAGACGATGATTAAATCAATTCTTGATGCTGGTCTCGGTCTGTTCTTGCTTGTCGGTGGAATCTACACCGCCTATCACTATGAATCACAACTTACTTACTTCCAGGCCGTGACGATGTTGACTGGTGCCTGTTATTGGTTCGATGAAGCGAAGAGAGACTTGGAATGAGAACCATCTATCTCAACGGCGAATGGATACCGGAAGCTGACGCCAAGATTTCCGTCTACGACTTGTCCGTTATGCAAGGGGTCGCCTGCTTTGAAATGACCCGTAGCTTCTCTCACCAACACTTCCGCTTAGACGAACATATTAGCCGCTTACGGGAATCCATGAAGCTGCTAGGCATTACCGACCCCTTACCTGGCAAATGGGGCTGGCATGATGTGGTGCGGGAGTTGACTGATAGAAACCCGATGGGGATTGAAGATGAATACCGACTGCTTCTGGTGGCTAGCCCTGGCTGTGCCGAGATGTACCATAATATCGAAGGCACCATTACGCATTCTTACGCCTACGCAGCAACGTTTCCCCTGCGGTACACCGTATCCGGCCTATCTCACTACTTTGACGATGGGGTTAAATTAGTCATTAGCCCTGTCCGTCAGGTGCCTTCCCTCTCTGTGCCGGCCAGAGCTAAACACAGAAGCCGCTTACATTTCCACTTAGCCCAGCAAAAAGCCGCTCCCGATTGGGCGCTGATGCTCACCTATGACGACAAGGTAGCAGAATGTCCCGGTGCCAATATCTGCGCGTTAGTAGACGATGAGCACTTGATTTGTACCACGGATGAAGCCTTACCGGGGATTTCTCAGCGCATGGTCGCTGATTTAGCGGAAGAGGAAGGCTTGCATGTCATGTGGGATGAGTTGAGCGTGAGGGATTTGATTAATGCGGAAGAGATTTGGCTTACGGCAACACCGTTCTGTGCGTTTTGGGTTTCGCATATTGAAGGCCGGCCGATTGGCTCAGGCATGGGCTTGGTACCACCGATGTATGAAAAGATTATGGACCGCTGGTCTGAGCGTGTCGCATGTGACATCAGGGGTCAAATGTCTGGATGGGACAATGCTATCAGGACTAGCACAACTTAATATCGAGCTAACTAGTAAGTGCGACAAGACGCACCTCTGCCCCATGTGCGGCCATCAGAATCCTGATGTGAACCCTATTACCTACGGAGATATGGATGTACGGTTACTCGCAAACATACGGAGCCAGTTGCAACCTGGAATTACCATCTCCTTCCATAGAGACGGTGAACCGACAGCGCATCCAAGATTGCGAGATTGCTTGGAACTCTTTAGTGGATTCACTACGTCTCTTGTTACTCACGGGCTTAATCTCGAAACGCTCTGGGAGGAAATTGTTGGGCGATGTACTACAGTTACGGTCTCGGTATTCCGTGGCGATAAAGACGCAGAAGCGCAGATGCGAAGCATTAAAGGATTTCTGCGTAATAAAGGCTCCCGCCTCCCGCAAGTCCAAGTCAAAATCGTTGGCGACATGCTCCAAGACGGCATTGAAGAGTACGAAGCGTTAGGCGTTCGGGTGATACGGAGGCTTATTCATGTCCCGATTGATAACAGCAAGTATGCTCATCGCGCTCCGGTGGTGCCAGAAGTTGGAATCTGCCTTGACGCATTGCATCGTCCAACGATTGCTCAAGACGGGCGTATGTATCTTTGTAACCGGCTCGATGCTCAAGGACATGGATACATCGGAGACGCTAACACAGAAACACTCGAATCCATCTGGAACGGACCGACACGGCAACGCATGATTGAAGCGCATAAGGCGGGACGGAGGGACTTAGCCAATCCGTTATGTGCAACCTGTAAACACTGGGGCACTCCAAGTGCTTGAACGAATATTTGCCGCGATAGTTGGTCTGTTTGTGATTGCCATGGCCTGTATGTTCCTGTTCGGAATTGCCAAGCACGTATTTATAAGAGTGGTGCTCAATTGAAAGTCGTCGCTATTTTGCAGCAAAGAATGGGCAGCACTAGGCTCAAGGGGAAGGCTCTACTACCCCTGGCCGGTAAAAGCATGACGGAGAACATTATTGAGCGGGTGAAAAGGGCAAAGCGGCTAGATCATGTGGTGCTAGCCGTTCCTCCTCAGGATGAGAACGCTTTTGCCTGGATGCCCTGTCGTGTTCATGCGCCATTGGTGGATGAGAACGATTTAGTAGCACGTTACCTCACCGTAGCTGAACGCTGTCATGCTGACATTATCGTGCGAGTGCCATGTGATAATCCATGCATTCAGCCTGAGTACATAGACGAGGTTATTGAAACCTATCTTTCTTGCGATGTCACGTTCTCATCGAATACTACGGCAAAGGTGAACGGAAAGTGGGTTGATGGTGTTGGGGCAGAGGTGTTTAGCGTAAGTCGGCTAAAAATTCTTGACCATGAAACGCGGAACCGTGAGTGCTACCGAGATGCGAGCTACCGCGAACACCCACACAAGTATTTTAATTACATCCTCCCGAAAGCTGATGTACGCCTAGATGTCAACACCCAAGAGGATTACGACTTCATCAACGGCATCTACGAGATGTTTGGACATAACAATTTCCATGTGAATGACGTACTAGCCTACCTGGAGTCGAAGTAATGGCCCTCTCCCAAGAACAGCGCATGATTAAGAAAATCATGGAGTGGCAATTCTCGCCACTGACATTCGTGCGCGAAGTGTTCAAAGAGGAGCCGACATTTCAGCAGGAAGCGGCGTTAAAGGATTGGGGGTTATTGATACGGGCGAAGGTCAAGAGTGCCAAGGGAACGCCACTGGAGGAAGAGGAGAAGCCCTATAAAGACAAAATGGGCATGAGCATTCAGTCTGGTCACGATTCAGGCAAGTCCCACTTCGCCGGCTGGATCGGGATGCATACGCTATTTTGCTTCCCCCATTCTAAAACCCGCGTCACCGCTCCAGCTGGTCCTCAGATTGAGTCAGTGTTATGGCCTGAGTTCCACAAGCTCTGGCGTGGATCTGAAATGCTCAAGACCAACATTGAGCATCGGGCTACTAAGATTTACATGAAAGAAGGCGGTGGCTCTGAGTGGTTCATTGAACCTCGCACGATTCAGAAGAATTCCAGCCCTGAGGAGCAAGCTGAAGTCTTGGGCGGTCTCCATGAACGCTACGTGACGATTATTGTAGATGAAGCCTCAGGTGTACCGGATGCCGTATTCAAGCCGCTGGAAGGTGGTTTGGGCGGTGTCTGCAACCTGATTCTGATGATATTCAACCCTACTCGCTCCCATGGGTTCGCCATTGAGTCGCAGTCTAAATTCCGTAAGTATTGGGCCTGTCACCACTGGGATTGCGAGGAATTAGCCAAAACACGGCCGGTCTTTGCTCCCAACATGGAAGCCGATCATGCGCGATTGGCTGAGAAGTACGGCAAGGAATCCAACTTCTACCGCATCCGCGTCAAGGGCTTACCACCGTTAGCGGCTCCCGATGTGCTGATTCCGTGGGATTGGGCCTATGATGCGATGCACAGGGAAGGCGAAATTGACCCATTGGAGCCTCTCACCATTGGTGTAGACGTAGGTGGCCAGGGGGATGATAAAACCGTGATTATTCCAGGCAGGGGCCATGTGATTATCCCCCACTCGCCTTCCATGCCGTTCTATGAAGTGCAGGGGATGGATACGACACAGATAGCCTGGAAGGTGGAAGGGTGCTTAAGGGACTTACTTTCTGATGAGGAGGGGCAGTATGCCATCGCCATTGACATCATCGGACTGGGTGCAGGCGTTCATTCCCATCTTGCGCGTGTTGCAAATCTCAGGAACCTCTACGATGTCAATGTTGCCGAAGTCCCAAGTGAACAAGAGCGATACCACAGACTCAGAGACGAACTCTGGTGGAACCTCAGAGAGGCCTTTGAGAAGCGCCAAATATGCCTGCCGATGGACGACGAGCTATTGGGCGAGCTTACTGACATCCACTGGCGGGAAGAGAACGGCAAAATCAGGGTTGAAAGCAAAAAAGAACTCAGGAAAAGGGGCGTAGCGTCACCGAACAAGGCTGATGCCCTGTGCTTGCGGGAATTTGCTAGACGCTACTGCATAAGCCGCATTCCCCTAGCAGCCCGTCGCAAGGGCCAGCAATCTAAAACCGTGCCGTGGCAGTGCGTATGACGGTGTTAATAGCGTTGGCTATATGGGCTTTCTGCATGGTTGCACTTGGAGTCTATCGTTTTGGGCAGATTCGTAAGTCAAATAGACGATTAAAGGCGTTCGTGGAGCGATGACAGACCAAATCCTTGGCCGTACCACCGTGGACCTATCACACATGAGCCGCGAGGACTTGCAGCTCTTTAGGCGACATTTACTAGGTGTTTTAGCCATGATTGACCGATTACTGGGATTACATAAAAAAGACTTGACATCTTTCCAGAAATAGTGTAAGCGATTAGTTTGAACTAGGACTAATTCTCCAGCCCCCCACCTAACGGTGGCTCCCTGGATTCTCAGGGAGAGCCGTTGGCAGCTACCTACTCACACACAAGCAGCAATCTCAATATCAGCGAATACACGATAGGTCGGGAAACTGACCGCGATGTAGTCGTGCGTCTCGAGCGCATGTTTGGTTCAGCCCTGTTCTCTCCTGTTTGGAGAGCATGGCGCACCAATGCTGACCAGGATTACAAGTTCTACGAAGGCGAGCAGTGGACCGCCTTTGAACGGGCCATGCTCGAGGAACGCGGCCAGCCCGTTGTTACCGAAAACCTCATCAAGCCCAAAGTAGACCGCATTCTCGGCCAGTTCCAACGGCAGCATACCACTGTCACCGTGCTCGGCCGTAACGCCGTGGTAGACGAGCAGACCGCTTCTAGCGCCTCTGACATCTTCCGGTGGGTGGATCAGGTCAACGGGGCTGAGTTTGAAGAGTCTGACCAGATTAAGGACGGCTATACCGGGGGCTTTGGCGTCATAGAGATTTGTTCCGCGAAGGACTCTGACGGCAAGCCCTCCATCGTCATTCGCAACGAGAACCCCTTTTACATCTTCCCTGACCCCCATTCCCGCAAATACGACTGGAACGAGGATGCCAAGTTCATTTGTCGGTCCAAGTGGATTGACCTTGAAGATGCCATCTGCCTCTGGCCTGAGAAGGCGAAAGAGCTACGCCAGTGCGTGAACCATCTGCCCAGCGGGTTGGGTGGAACGGGAATGCCGATAGATCCAACCGTGCTGCGTATGACGGATTGGACCTATGTAGACCCGAACCGTGGCCGTCTCCGTCCTGTCGAAATCTACTACAAGCGCAAAGTCGTCAAGACCATCCTGATTACGCCTGAAGGCGTGCGGGTGGAACTGGACTACCTGGGACCGCGCCAAGCCATGAAAGCGGCTCAGGAGATACCAGGAGCGTCTATTGACCGTGTAGTAGGCGAGGAAATGTGGCTGGGCATCTACTGCGCCGGCACCCTCATTTATCACGATAGGTACCAGGACCAGGACGGCATGTTCCCCTTCGTGCCGTACTTCGCAGACCGCAAGAAATCGGGAGAACCATTCGGACCAGTCAGAAACCTCGTCAGCATCAGCCAGGAAATCAATAAGCGCCGATCCAAGGCGATGCACCTGATTAACACCAATCAGGCCATTGTGAGCCAGAACGCCGTGGAGGACTGGGCTGAGTTCGCCAATGAGAAGGGCCGTCCTGACGGAATTATGAAAGTCAGGGGTAAGGCCGATGAAGTGGTCCAGCTCATTAAGAACCAGGACATGGGCCAATCCCAAATGGCCATGCACGAAGAGTCCAAACGGGCCTTCAACATGGTCAGCGGTGAAGATCCCACGAACATGGGCGCGGCTTCGCAAATGCGGAGCGGTGTCGGCAAAGCCCGTGAGCAGATGATGACGGACTGGGTGAACATGCCATTGCTCACCAATGTTCGCCGTACCCGCAGAATCAAGCTGAATAAGGTCTGGGGCCTCATCTGTCAGCACTTCAACGAGGACATTGTTTTTCAGATTACCGACGACCCTGCGGCTCCAAAGGTCATTCAGCTTCCCAAGTCTCGCTTAGATGCCATGCGGGATATGCGGTTCAACTTCGTCATTGCTGACGTTGAGGACTCGCTGACGCTCCAGACTGAGCAGTTTGAAATTGTGGCCAATCTGCTCCCGCAAGTCCTGCCATTTGGCACAGGGCCGGCCAAGTTCCTCTTAGAACTCTCCAGCATCAAGCCGAAGCAAAAAGAAGGGCTGATGAAGATTCTGGACGGCATGGCCCAAGCGCCTCCGCCTGAGCCGAAGATTTCCATAGCGATGAACTGGTCAGAGCTTACGCCTGAAGAAAAAGCCGTCTTTGCTCATACCAAACTCGGCTTGCCAATGCTGGCTGAGTACGAACTGACGCAGGGTGAGCCATCAGCCAAGCGTCTTGCTCTCGAGGAAGCGTTGGCGAAACAGGCCAGTGTGGAGCGCATGAACGATAAGCGCCAGGAAGTGGAACTGATTAAGCACGGCTCAGACTCCAAGCGGGAAATGCTGGTGGAACTGATGCACCGGCAGACAGAGCTACAGAAGAAAGACAAAGACATTGAGAAGGAAAAGGCGAAGCCGAAACCAGCAGCAAAGGCGAAGTAATGGCGCACAAAGAAATCCGCATTGACATGAGTGAGATACAGGATTCCAAGACCATTACGCAGGTCAACTTGCGGAAGTTTGCTGAAGCGTTCGGGTCTAAGGACGCGATGAAGCATCAAGAGGTTGATGAACTGATAGACGATTTCGATAAGCACCAACGGGTGCTCAAGGTGCGAGGGGTGAAAAAGTATTTTCTCATGGGGAAGTAGTCAGCGATCCACTGTCGGATCTTCCTGAAGGAGCAACATGGCGAACGAAGTGAAAAAAGAAACCGTCAAGATGAAGTACGTGGGGCATTTCAAGGGCAATACCAAAGTAGTTGAACTGCCCATCCCCTTAGTCAGTAACAGCATGAAGCAGGAGGAAGTGTTGACGTTCAGCCGTACCACCAAGAACGGCATCGCCTATTGCGAAGTGCCGTTGCGCTGGGCTGGTGCGCTGCTTTCAGTCGGTGGCAACTTTCAGTTGGCCGAAACACTCACACCCGACCTCAAGGGCCGTCTTGAAGTGGAGAAGGCTGAGAACGATGAACGCATGAGGAAATTCGCTCTTGAAAATGAGTTGGTGGAAGCATGAGCGCCGTAACAGAAAAGGAAAAGCCAGCAGCGAAAGCGCCTGCTCCCATGGGCAGCTTCCTAGGGAAGTTACAGGACAAAGCGAAGCCAGCATCCAAGCCAGAGGAGAAAGCCGATGAACAAGGAGAGAATAAAAACCCTGTTGTGGCTGAGAAGCCAGTGGCTGCGGCTCCTGTGCAAGCTGAACCTGTACCAAAAGCCGAAACCAAACCTGAAGCTGGTAGCAAAACAGAACCTGAAAAAGCTGAACGGCAAACTGACAAAGACACCCTCGAAAAGCGTCTTAAGGACACCCAGTCCTGGGCGAATGAAGAACATAAAAGGGCGCTGCGAGCAGAACGAGAATTAAAAGAACTCAAAGAAGCTGTGGTGCGCGTCGAGAAAAAGATTGACGGCACCTATGAACCCCCACAACTCCCTTCCCCCGAACAGCAAAGCGCCGATGCACAAGTGCGAGGTCGTATTGAGTCCTCGCATGATGCGGCCGTCAGGCAGTACGGGGAGGAGTACGTCATGCAGACCGTGTGGGCTGAGGACTCGCTCTATCAGAAATTGCAAGCAAATCCTCTGATTCGAGCGAGAGTGATGGAAGCGAAATCCCCAGTGCTGGAAGCCATCGCCGTCGTCAAGGAACACCTAGACGGTGAGAAGTATGGCCGCAC